ATGGTCCGTCAGGAGTGCCGATGCATTGCCTACCGTGATGGATACGGTGGTTGAATACGGCGAGCCCATAACAGACATCGTTTGAGTCTGCGCCATGGCTAGCGACGGAAGAACCAATGAAAATAGAGCAATGAGCAGATATTTTTTCATCGCGGCACAATCCTTATGTTGCGTTCAAGCACCAGCACCCAATAACCAGCCTGAGATTTATTCGCGTCAATTACGTCCCAGATATTCCCTGAGAGTGTAATTTTGTCGCCGGTCTGCCTCTCCATGCGAATGGTCGGAGCGGAAACACTTCCCGCAGTTAGGGCTGCCTGAGTAATCCTGCATTCGGAGTAATCACAGACAATGTTGCGGTCTATGATCCGGTCGAGATCAATTTGGCTAAAAATACCGACAGTGGAAAACGGCGTACCGCTCGCGGGGGTGTAGGTGATCGCCTGGCCGAACTCGTCAGCCGAGAAGATTCCGGCCAGGTCTGTTGCTGCCTGAGTCAAGAGGCTCATTAATAATCCCCGAGATTAATCCACGAAATTGCCACTGTGCCGGTAACGGTTACCGTGGCATCGCCGTCGATATCATCGGCACCGGCTACGGCCAAATTCAGAAAAGCGTCGATAGCGGTAGAGGTCCCATCGAGCGGGGTGAGTACCCCGTAGGAATTCGCAGCGGCGCCGGCAACATTGATCGTCGCGGAACTGGTAAACGCACCAACGTTAACAATATCCTGCTCGGTGGTGGCGAGTGTGGCGTTTGCCTGGGTAACGGAGCCTACCCCCCAATTACACGTCTTGCTCGCATTAAGGGTATTGGCCAGGATGGATGTAGTAGTTACGGCTACCGTCCCCTTCGAGCCCAGAATTAGTATCCGCCCTGCCGGGAAGTCGTAGACCTTTACTCCGCCGCCCTGCTCGGTATCCCGCATGGTGATCGGGGTCGCGGTGAAGGTGAGCGTGGTAACATGGACAATTCCGTCCCCGCCTTCGGTGGCCGCAACCGTGGCTCCATTTACGGCTCCGTTTCCGGAGGTCGTCGTAGGGGGGGACGAGATAACGGGTGCGGTAAGCGTTTTATTGGTGAGCGTCTGCGTAGCAGTAGCACCGACCGCCGTATCGTTTGCCGAGAGCGTAGGTGCGGCCAGATAGTAATCGGCAGGCGCTCCCGATGAAAAACCATACCAATAAGGCGCGGCAATTCCGCGCGGATGTTCGGACAGGCCCAGGACTCCCCAGGCCGTACCGATCAAGCCAATGAGCAGGACGGGGAGCACCCATCCAAGCAATTTGCTTTTCACGGATACCCCCTTTCCTATGCGTCAGCCGGGAAGGTTGTTGCGGCCAGATTCTGTACCCAATAGACATAATCGGTTGCGCCGATTTCACAGTCCCAAGCGATACGAGCCTGAAATGCAATTCTGCTATTCAGGTATGCCTGCGTGTCGGTTCCAAGGGTCACATACTCGAAGCGCAACTTCCATTTGCGCCTAAATTGGCGCTTCGGAATTCCCATATACCAGGCGGTGGCGGAAAGATCGTCGAGCTTCGGCGTGGTGAGCCTGCGCTCTGGCGGGATGGCCCACATGCCGCGAGGTCCGTAGTTGCTGAGTTCGTTCTCAACGCCGGGCACATATTCGGAGTTACCTATTTTGGCGAGGGTCCCGATGAGGGCATAAGGCACGAGCACCACAACCTCGGACCAGGGCAGAGCGATTCTTGTGCCTCTGCTGTTCTTCATGGCTGCAAGCCGTGTTCTGGCGTTATCCAGGTCGGTTTCATCAACGAGGGCGTTGTTCTGTACGCATGTTCCGCTGGGCGCCCTTGCCCCTGGAGTGTTTGCGGTAGCGGAGAAGATGGCCGTTCCAGATCCGCCGGGTCGGTAAACATACGGCTCTGCAGGAGAAAGCTTCGAGCCGTTATAGTCGGTAACTCTCTTGAGGGTTTGCTCTTCGACGAACTCGGCTGCGATTTCTCCGAGGGCATTGACGCGGGACAGGATATCCGCCAGTTCGTTTTCTTCAATAGCTTCGGCGGATACCGTGAGCTTCCGGCCGTTCCTTTTGTGCCGGATCTCGACCTTCTCTTCATCGGACCCGATTTCCGGGAAGTCCTCGGTTTCCTTGACTTCATCGACTTTATTGTCGAGCGCATTCACGGCGGCGATAGTCGTAACCTTTTTGTTGTCCTCGATTTCGGTTACGAGCTGCTCGCCGATTGTGGGGATTGTGGCGTAAGCATCATTTATGGCCGCAATCGCAAGCGTCCCGGTCAGGATCGGGAAAGCGGAAGCGGAGATAGCCCGCTGCGCCCCCATGACTTCCATTTGCACGGGAACTTGCAAGTCATGCGTATAGAGGAAGAGGTCCCTCAGGTTTCTGAAATCCTGAAGCTTCAGCTTCCCGCTATTCGCCAGGCCCTGGATTTTATGAACGAACTCTTGCGGGTTGTTTTTGATCATCGTGCGAAGCTCGGAAAGCGGTATTCCGCTCCCTGCACCGACAATATTGGAAAGAAAAACGCGTTTACTCATTTGTGATTTCTCCTTTGTCCGTCATCCCGACGGTCTTGGAGTTAATGTTTGGCCCCCGTTGTCTGTCTCACGACAGTCTAGGAGGCAATATTGCAAGGATTATCCTTCTACGGTTATGTCTCCATCGGCTCCGCTGATGCCGCTGATTGCAATCCAGTCTGTTCCGTCCCAAACCAACTCCACGAAGTCGGCTATATCCGTCATGGATATGTATTTTCCTGCGGCCTGTTTGGCCCCCTTGATGTACACGCAAGCGGTATCCGGTTTGGGATCAAACATGACTGCCGCATCGGACCCTACTACGATTTTCACATTCCATCCGATGGGTACGGTTGCTTCCGGCGCGGTAACTGTCTTGTTTGCGGTAACGAATACCACCGCTCCGCAGTCTTCGACCTTGAGCGTGATGTCATCTGCCGAGGTAATAACCTTATAAAGCCTATCTTTGAGGACTCTCTGCATCCAGTAGGAGTAGACCGAGTTGAACACCACTTGAGCGTAGGACCGATAAAGCATGGTCGTACCGCTTTCGGGGTAGTTGTCCACGTTGACCACGAAAGCCACGGCATCACCGTCCACGTCGCGCGTGAGTTTCTGTGAATCGGAAGCGGTAAGCTCCAGTCCGTCGCCAAGGGATATTTGAGCGGACGCATCCAGCGCAAACTCAAAAACATCGTCGGGACGCAAGGCGATAAACTCCATGTAGCGTTCGAGACTGCCAGCTTTCTGCTCTTCGTTTGCGATAGCCAGAGCATAACGCCGATCTGCTACAGCGTTCGCCGGGATAAAATACCCGCTCGTTTCGTCATAAGTGCATAATTCCCCGCGCTTAATGGCTGCGGTTGATCCGGCCTGAACTTTGCCCGGGAAAATCAGCGGAGTAAGTGCTCCGCCAAGATTTTTGAGCCAGGGTGATTTGTTTACTGCTGCCATTTGTCCGCCTCCTTACATTACGACTGAAGGGTTGGTCAGGGACCGCACCAGCACATCGTCTTCAATATCCTTCATGGATTGTTCCCCAGGTGCTCCGGGCTTGCCACCGGGCAGCTCGGGAGTTCCGCCCATGTTCCGGGCGTCGCCCTTGCCGGTCGCAAGATCGAACAGCTTCTTCTCGATTGCGCGGGAATCGTTGCCCTCTGCAACCATCTTCGAGAACTCAACCACCGCGTCGGGACTCACGGCGGTAGCCCTGGAAAGCAGCTCGCCGAACTCCTCGGGAGTTACCCGCATCTTTGGTTTGTTGTCCTCGGTCAACTGAGCGCGAACCATATCGGCGATTGCTTTCGCTGATGCCTCGCGCTCCTCGACGATCATTTTTTTTACCTCTTCAGGCGTCATGTCATTTTGCTCCTTTCTCTCAGAGCGTTCGATTTCAATTCCATCCAGGGAGCGCGTTGCATCCCTGCCCACACCAACCGTATGATCTGCGGGAACGGCGGTAAGCGTAATTTCATAGGGAGCCCAACGTGTTGCCACATAAGCCGGTCCCTTAATGCCGTCCCATTCCTCATCCGCTCTAACTTCCCGGTACTTCTCGATCAAATAGCCCGTGGAAACCCCGCGCAAAGAACCGCTTTCGACTTTCCGCATGGCCTTGTTGCCATCTTCATCGTCGTCAAAAATTATCGTTGCCGTGCCGCGCTTACCTTCAATCTTAACGTTTGCGACTCTTCCGATGATCTTGTTCGGATCGTGATTTAGCAGTGCGGATCCCATGGAACGAAGGCGAGAGAGGTCGACGTTGCCATCACCGTGCAGAAGGATCTCAGAGCCAAACCATCGCTTGACGGCATGCTCAGACGAGAACGCCACATCCACGGAGCGGGCCTCTTTGTTCAGGGTGGCCCTGTCGAGTTCAAGTGACCGATAAAACAGGTTTTTATTCATTTCGCTATCTCCATGCCTCGCTTTGGTTTTACCGGCTGAGCGCCCGGCTCTTCGGCTTTATCGTCTTTAACGCCCTGGTCGTTTTGCAGTTTCGGGAATGCAACGTCGTATTTGGCCTCAAGCTCTTTTTTCTTCTTGAGTATCCGAGCTTCGATCTCTAACTGCTCTTCCCAATCCTCGCCTTTTCTTGCCCATACGCGAGCGAGGTTCTCGGTGTTGTTATTGAGCTCTCTGTCGATACCGGATGTTTCTCTGTCCGGATCTACCCAGGCTTGGCCGGGTGCTATCCAGGTATGCGCCGAATATTCGTCACGATACGCATAGAAGCGATCTGCGCCGC